AACTGACGGCCGATATACTAGGGGCGCCGCCATGTAGGGGTGTGTGGCGGCGCCCCTTCCAACACCCCGAACACCCCGCTGGAAGGAAACGCTATGGCCACCAAGAAGGTCGACAAGCTTCCCGAGTTCTCCGCCCTTAAGGGACATGAGCTCTTCGTTTCTCCGCATGCTCTGCGTCCGTCGAAGCGTATGCGACTCACGTCCGCACTGGAGCCAATCATGGGTGAGGGTGCCGAGTCGGTGAACCTACTCGCCGTGCTGGCTGACGTCATGGAGGCCCTCGAGGCTGGCGGCTTCATCGTCGACCTCGACGCGTGGGACCGGTTCTATGAGGAGTCGGACCTCGAGGATGTCGTCAACCTCGTCATGGCCTACGCGGGGGAAGCCGCAGGCGCCAAGAACTAGACGAGTTCTTCGGGAGGCACCCGGAAGCTGCCGCGGACTTCTGGGTACTGTACCGGATCGACGTCAACGGCGACTACCGGGTGTCTCTCGTGACTCAGCTTCTTGAGCGCCTACCGCATGAACCTTGGAGCATGTATAGGGCGAACGAACTGGGCGGAGACCAATGGTTCGGCTACTCACATGACTCTGAGAGACTGAACGAGGCATTGGATAGGCTCGCACTCCTCACTAAGGCGACGGCCGTCAGTAAGGCGTCCTTGAGTGATTCTGAGACGATGCCTCGCCCCTCCAAGGGGAAAACAGAAGCGGTGATATCATCGAGTGACACCGCTGGGGTTGCAGCCCTGTTTGCGTCGCTAGGTTAAGGAAGGTTGGGGATGGCCGGTAAGGGTACGGTAGGTAAGCTCTCCGTTAAGGTCGTCCCCGACCTTTCTGACTTCGCAAAGAAGCTCCGCCGAGACCTGAAGCGAATCCAGAAGCAGGTCAAGGACCTTGAAATCACCTTCAATGCTGAGGTGACGCTTGACAAGGAGTCACTCAAGAAGGCCCGCGAGGAGGCCGCGAAGACTGACGTCCGCTTCAAGGCGGAGGTTGACCTCAAGTCTGGCCAGCTGGAGGCTCTTCGGAAGAAGATTCAGCAGATCAAGTCTGAGGTTAAGGTCAACGCGAACCTCTCTGAGGAGCAGAAGAAGAAGCTCCAGGAGCGGCTAGACAGCATCCGCACCTCCATTAACCTGTCCACCCGCCCGGGTGACATCGCTAAGCTCAAGCGGGATGTGGAGCGCGCCGCAGGTGACGTCAAGGCTGGCCTGACCATTAACGAGAGGTCATTCCGCCAGTTCCAGGCGAGACTGAACGCCCTCAAGGCAGACATTCCAGCCAAAGCCAAGCTGGACGCCGCCGCTGCGAAGGGGCTCCAGGCGCGCATCGCCGCCATCAAGGCGGACGTGGAAGTGCACGCGAAGCTCTCCGAGGAGCAGAAGAAGAAGATCAAGCACGAGCTCAGCAAGCTCGACGGCAAGGCCACCGTGAACGCCGACCTTGATGACGGGAAAGCCAGGTTTGACCTTAAGCGCCTGGTTCACCCGCGCTGGGTGGACATCCATGTCCGCCTGGCTAAGACGTCGCTAGCTCGCGTGGCCGCCCAGCTGAAAGCGCTCGCTGGAGGGAATGTGTTCGAGTCCATTGGGCGCAACCTGAATGACTTCCTGCGCAACCTGGATACGGCGTCAGTGAAGCTGGGTACTGTCGCCACCCTCGTGGGCGGCGCCGTGTCCACTATCGGCAGCGGCCTTGGCGTCCTGGCGTCCGTGAGCGTGGGTATCGCCAAGTCGACACCCGCGCTGCTGGCCCTGCCTGGTATCTTCGGCGCTGCCGCCGCTGGCGCCGGGGTGCTCATTGTCGCACTCAAGGACGCGAAGACAGTGCTCGAGGACCTCGGCCCCTCGTTCGAGAACCTCCAGAAGCAAATCTCCGGGGCCTACTGGGAGCAGGCAGCTCAGCCTATCCGCGACTTCGCTAACGTCGCGATCCTGGAGCTCACCCCCGCCCTCCAGGGCGTTGCTTCTACGTTGGGGTCTATGACAGCGGCCATCGCGAACGCCGCCAGTGGACATATTGCTGGCTTCCAGCAGTCCCTGTCCTACTTGACTCAGGCTCTAGCGATCGGATCAACGGGGGCGGCCTCGTTCACGAACGGCATCCTCACCATGGGTGAGGTGGGTGCGAAGTATCTGCCGAGCATCGCCCAGTGGGCCAACAATCTGGCCGCCTCGTTTGAGGCGTGGGCTACGAAGGCCGCCGAGTCCGGGAAGATGGATCAGGCGATCCAGTCGGCCGCTAAGGCGTTCGGCACGCTCAAGGACATCACCGTCGACCTGGGTGGCATCATCGGTGGCCTGTTCACGGCGATGGCGAACGGGTCTGCCCCTATCGATTCCATTGCGGAGGCCCTAGACAAGGCGAACAAGGCCGTGAATGGCCCCCTGTTTCAGAGCACTCTGACTAGCCTGTTCTCGTCGATGGCGACCGCTGCGGGCCTAGCATTCCAGGGCGTGGGGCGGCTGGGGCAGACGTTCGTCTCGCTCGAGCCGACCCTAGCGAAGATTCTCCCCATGCTTGGGGAGACGTTGAAGACAGCCCTGACGGGTATCGCCACAGCCCTGGAGAACCCGGCATTCCAGGAGGGCCTCATCAACTTCTTCAACGGCCTCCTGACAGCCGTCCAGGCGCTCGCGCCCGCGATGCCTGCACTGGGCGAGGCGTTCGGGGCTATCGCCACGGTCGCGGGAACCTTGCTTGCGGCTATCGCCCCCCTGGTTGCGCAGCTCGTGGAGGGACTCGCCCCGATCTTCCAGCAGCTGGTTCCCATCCTCACGCCGGTCATCGAGCAACTGTCTGCTGCGCTCCTCCCGGTGATCCAGGCTCTGATCCCGGTCATCTCGGAGATCATCGCCCAACTGGCTCCCATCATCGCCGAGTACCTGCCGCAGATTCTTCCCCCCATCTCTCAGCTCATTCAGTTGTTGGCGTCTGCCCTGATCCCTGCGATCCAGCTGGTGGGGCAGGTCATGCAGTGGCTGATGCCGCTGGTGATGGCGTCGTGGAATGGGATCATGTCGACCGTTAAGGGCGCCATCCTGGTAATCAAGGGCATCATTGAGACTGTGCTCGCTATCATTAAGGGCGACTGGTCTGGCGCCTGGAATGGCATCAAGACAATAGGTGAAGGTATCTGGAACCTCATCAAGGGCCAGTTCGGCATCTTCGGGAACTCCATCATGTCCATGGCGTCCACGACCTGGAATGCGGTGTTGAACACGATCAAGTCCGCGTGGAACTGGGTCACCTCGACCGTCAGCAATGCCATGAGTACTGTGCGCAACCTAATTAGTAATGGGTGGTCATTCGTCAGGAATGTTACATCCTCCATGTGGAGCGGCATTGTGAGCACGGTCGTCAGTTGGGTCGGCAATATGATGAACACAGTACGCAATATCCCGACCAGCGTTAAGAACGTATTCTCCAATGCGGGGTCGTGGCTGTGGAACGCGGGTAAGAGTGTCATTCAGGGATTCATCGACGGCATCTCATCCATGTTCAGCTCTGTCCAGAACAAGCTGTCCTCCCTGACGTCATACCTGCCATCATGGAAGGGGCCCGCCCCGGTCGATAAGGTCATCCTGAGGGATGCTGGGCGCCTCGTCATGCAGGGCTTCATCGATGGGCTCGAGTCCCAGTATGATGCGGTCAGGGACTCCCTGGAGGGGTTCACGGACGACCTGGCTAACGACATCTCCCCGGATATCGCAGCTCATGTTGCGCCGACTTTCGAGAAGGTTAAGCCGTCACGGGACGCCCTGAATACTCTCTCGTCCGTCAATGCGGGCAGCAAGGCATCCAGTGGTGGGACCGTCAACATCACCAACTACTACCCGCAGGCGCAGAGCGACTCCAAGACCCGGGATGACGTCGCCGACGGCATCCGTCTCGCGTCGAGCATCTAGGATGGTGTCATGAGCAGTGAGTACTCCCTGAATGGGGTTGACCTGGATCGGCCGGGGAAGTGGCGCGTCATGGAGGGGACGCTCCTCCCTGCGGTCCCAGCCCCGCGTCTCGCGAGCACGGAGGTTCCATTCCGTAGCGGCATTCTCGATGGTGCTGGCTTGAAGGTGGACACCTTCAAGGTGACGGTCGCGTTCATGGTTGAGGGGGCAGACCGAGCTGACCTGGATCGCAACTTCCAGGCGCTCATGGCTATTCTGAGGGCCTCAAACAAGCTGGCTGCCCTCCAGCATCACCCGGCGGGCGTTAGCCCCAGGGAGGCGCTCGTGCGGCTCGTGAGCGTGTCTCAGCCTACCTGGAGGTATGGAGAGTGGGCCATTGACGTCACGGTCGTGTTCGAGGCCGTGGAGGGTGTCTGGAGAGACACTACATCCATCGAGACCTCACTGGATGACCTGAGCCGCCTAGCCGGTGGCGCTGCCCCCATCACCGATGCCCTCCTGAAGCTCACCCCTACCGGCAATACGTGCACTATCGTCGATCAGGCGTCCGGTTCGTCGATCACCTGGCGGGGAACCATGGAGCCGGGGCAGAGGCTCCTCATTGACGTGGCCCGCTATGACGCCTGGAGGCAGGTGTCTGAGCGGTGGGGGCCAGTGCCTGGGTCGCCTAGCAGAGCGTCGGAGATCAGCATGTCACCGCATGGCTTCCAGCTCACCCCCAACCACGAGGGGAAGATCGCCCTGCAGGTCACGGGGGCTGCAGGCCTCATTCAGGCTAGGAGGGCCTACTGATGAGACGCGACTACTTCCCCGGGATGCAGCTGCGCGCTGTCGCCTACGAGGTGCAGGGCGCCCGAATTGGTGTCGTCCCAGACGACCTGGAGATGACGGTCACCACTCCACGCGGCAAGACACCCACGCTATCCATGACCTATGCTCCGGGGCCGAATGCTATCCGCGGTAGTGTTCTAGAGCGCGAGGTCGAGGTGGCGGTCGAGGCCACCTTCAACGGGGCAGACTGGGAGGAGCTCCCAGACGCGAGGTTCGTCACCCAGAAGACCGAGCACAACCTCGTCTCCGACGGCACCGACTCCCGCAAGGTTGAGGCCATCCATATCAGCGACTACCTGAAGGAAGCGCTCGTCTGGTCTGTCCCTGTCGAGTCGAAGGACAAGGACGGCAAGTTCAAGTTCCTGTCCCGGAACGCGGGGGCGATCATCAGCACAGTCTGGCAGAACGCCGTCAAGCGCGGCTGGGGCGGCGGCCTCACCCTGGACGCCAACACCGTGAAGGACTCCGCAAATCAGGACTGGGCGAAGATCGTCACCCTCTACTTCGACCCCACTATCAGCCTCCTCCAGATCGTCGACTCCCTCCGCAATCTCGGCATGATCGACACGGTGTGGCAGGGCCGCACCCTGAAGCTCTACAACGCCGACACAACGCAGGCGAGGGACCTCACCTCATCGAAGCGCTGGCCACTCGCAACCGCCCTCACTGGCGCACCCGAGGCGGCAACCTGGGCGGACATGTGCACCGACGTCCTCGTGAAGGGTGAGGCCGGCAGGACCTGGCTCATCCACAACGACCTCGCCCCCCGCAGCATGCGGCGCGTCGAGAAGGTTGTGGAGGCCGGTGGCGTGGAGCTCGAGGCCACGGCCCGCCTGGTCGCCGAAGCCACCCTCAAGTCCGGCGCCCATGTGAGCGAGGAGATCAAGCGCGAGTGGGCCGCCACCGATGTGCACCTCCTCCCGTGGGTGGACTACCGGCTCGGCGACTGGATCATGGTGGAGCGCGCCGAGGGCATGGAGCGCCTGCAGGTCGCCC